ATTTGGCATGATGATTTTAGCACTTATGATGCAAACCAATGGGCATTAACTAAAACAGAAGCAGGTTCAGCAGCAGGTTCAGTAGAACTAGGCGATAAAAAAGGCGGAGAGTTAGTATTAACTACAGATAATGCTAATGGAGATATAACTAAGTTAGCATGGAAAGGTGCAGCAGCAGGAACTAATTTTGTAAACAACTTTCAGTTTTCAAGAGATAAATATTTTCATATGCAAGCTAGATTTAAAATATCTGGTACAGGAGTTAGTTTTACAAACACTCATGTTGGAGTCGGTTTAATGGATGGCAGTAAAGTAGCTGCATTACCAGGAGTATCTAATACATGGTCTTTAAATAACGCTTCTTGGATGATAGAAAATTCACCATTTTATAATGCTATATTTGGTGGAGATTATTTGTTTTACATGATATCGGAAACAGGAGCAGGTATTAGACCAGTAGGACCAGATTCACAAACACCAATAAGTTTAGCAGTAGATAGATATATAAATATTGGTATAACAAGTAGATATCCACAAAGATCAGCATCAAATAGATTGCCTGGACCATCAAGAGGTGCAGGTGGTGTTGTTTGGAGTGAAACTTATGGCGGAACATTTAAAGGTACTGATGGTGCAATTAGAGGTCCACTACTTAACTGTTATATGGTAGATGAAGTTGGAGATGTAGGTCCTGCAAAAAATTGGGTTAACTGCATTAATGATCCTAATTCTGATGGATCACTACCAGCATCTCAAGAACCAGTAACACCTATGACACCATTCATTGCTGTAGGTAATCGTTCTAATACAGGCAATCAATGTAAACTAACAGTAGATAGTCTGACAATAATTCAGGAGAGATAATGGCAACTAATTTTAAACAAGGTTTTACAAACATAGGAGATGGCAAAGAGCATCCTATTGGCGATATTATTAAAATACCTTTTGCAGGTAGAAACCAAGAATACTTTGATGACTTTCATTCATACGATACAAGATTTTATGAAAAAGGAGACATAGGAGCTTCCAATACTGCTGCACAAGTAGTAGGTGAAGCTAATGGAGTTATTAGACTAACAACTGATGCTAGTGGTTCTAGTGCTACTTGTTTAGCATGGAAAGCTGGCGAAGCTGCAAAAGTAGGAAACTGGAATACTATAGTAAATGGTGAAACAAATTTTGTTTTTAAATATAGATTTAAAATGAACCATGATGCAGCAGGTACAGGCAATAAAAATACTGAAGGTTATCCAGTTATAGGTTTAATATTACCAACACAAACAGCTAATTCATTTCCATTCTTAGCATTTACTGGACAATTTACTGGAGTAGCACACAATAAAAACTCTGCAACAGTATATGGTAATACAGCTTTTGCAGGTAACTTAGGTAGCACAGATGGTTTTTATAGTCCAGCAATGGATGATGTTGGTGATGGTAACTATCACACACTTTCTATTATTTATAGAGATGCAAAACCTGGAACTGGTTTAGTAGGAAAAAATATAAGTAATCCAAGTGGTACAGCTAAAGAAATGGTATGGATGTATGATAATCAAATTATTCAAACGCTAGATAGTATAAGCGGCAGGATACCATTTGACGTTGGTTGGTCTGGTATATCAGAAGCTAATCCAGCTATAGGAACACCAGGAGCAACATTAAATGTTGGCGAGAATAATGGTTTCTCTCCTTGGTTTGGAATTGCTAATGGTACTGGTGCTGTTGCACAATCAATGGATGTTGACTATGTTTATCTAGCAGCAGAAAAACCAAAAGGGAGTTACTAATGGCTAAAGTAAAAATAATTGTAAAAGAAGGCACTAGAGTTAGAAAAGAACATGAAGCAGCTAATAAAGATGCTGCTGTTGCGTGGATTAAAGAAAACGTAAAAAATGAATCTTTTACAGCAGAGGAGATTGAATAATGGCTGATGCAGTAACAACACAAATAATTCAAGATGGACCAAGAAATGCTGTAATTAAATTTACAAACATTAGTGATGGCACAGGTGAATCAGCAGTTGATAAGGTTATAGTAGGTAACTTAAGTAAGTTAGCTAATGGTCAGCCTTGTACAGAAGTAGTTTTAGAAAGGGTGCAATTTTATCTACATGGTATGGCTGTAACTTTAAACTTTTCTGTATCATCAGGCACAGCAGGTTTTATAGCTAAATTAAAAGAAGATGATTTAGGTGATATGGATTTAAGAGATTATAGTGGTATACCTAATAACGCAGGTGTTAACAAAACAGGTAATATTAGTTTTACTACCACAAGTGCTAGTGCTGGAAATACATACACAGTTATATTAACCTTAACAAAAGCATAGGAGAAATTATGGATAAATATATTATATACGGAGCAGGCTTCCCACCTCAGTATTATGTACTAGAGCAAGGAGAAGATGGTGTCTGGAAATCAGTATTTGGACCTGATCCAGATTTAGTTGATGCTCAAACAAAAGTAAACGATCTTAATGGTGTAAGAGCTAGAAATGATAAAGGTCAATTAGTTGGAGATGATCCATCTACACCTAATGTAAATGAAGCTTACGCTTCTGGTAAAGCACCAAAGAAAAAAACAGCAGCAAAAAAGAAAGCTGCACCTAAAAAGAAAGTAACTAAAAAAGGAGCAAAATAATGCCAGGTAAAATGATGAAACAACCTATGTATGGTCATGGTAAAAAAACCAAAATGAAAGGTAAAAACTATTCAATGGGTAGAGCTATTGAAATGGGTAAAAGACCTGGAATGATGGGTGGCAAAGGTACTAGCAAAATGGTTGAAATGGAACAAGATAAAGTTAAAAGACTTTATGGCGGTGGTAAAACTAAGTAACCATGGGCAGAGCAAAGAAAGACTCTCGTCTTAAACGAGCAGGTGTTTCTGGTTATAACAAACCCAAGCGTACTCCAAATCATCCAAAAAAATCTCATATAGTTGTTGCCAAAGAAGGTGACAAAGTCAAAACCATTCGGTTCGGACAAAAAGGTGCAAAGACAGCAGGTAAACCTAAGAAGGGTGAGTCTGCTCGTATGAAAGCAAAACGTAAATCTTTTAAAGCACGACATGGTAAAAACATTAGAAAAGGAAAAATGTCAGCAGCATATTGGGCGGATAAAGTAAAATGGTAATGTCGAGAGCAAACTTTAGTAAAATGACTAGGAGTGCTCCAGCAAAAGGAACTAAAATGAAAGAAATACCAGAAGGAAAAAAAGGCAAAGGTTTAAAACAGTTACCTAAATCTGTTCGTAATAAAATGGGTTTTATGAAAACTGGTGGTTTAACTAAAGCTCAAGAGAAAAAATTAAAAAAACATTCAAAACATCATAGTGCAAAACATATGGGTGAAATGAAAAAAGACATGAAAGCAGGAAAGTCTTTTAATGAGTCACACAGTAAAGCTATGAAAAAAGTAGGTAAGTAATGGCAACTAGCGGAACAACTACATTTACATTAGACCTTGGCGATATCATGGAAGAAGCTTATGATCTTGCTGGTCTTGAAATGCGTAGTGGTTACGATTATCGTAGTGCCAAGAGATCGCTTGATTTAATTTTTCTTGAATGGCAGAACAAAGGCCTTAATTTGTTTACAGTTGTTACTGGCACACAAACTTTAACAGAAGGTCAGGCATCATATCCTTTGCCAGCAGATGCATTAGAAGTTATAGATGTATCTTTACGAACAGACTCAGGAGATATAGATAATCAAAAAGACACCAGGCTAACTAGAATATCAAGAACACAATACAGTCATATAGCTAACAAACTATTGAAGTCTAGACCTACACAGTTTTATTTACAAAAATCTAGTTCAGCTAACAACTTAGTATTGTGGGCTACACCTGATAATGCAGAAACTTATACATTAGTCTATGACTATATAGCTAGAATAGAAGATACAGGTAAGCCAGCATCTAATAATGCTGATATACCTATTAGTTACTTACCATGTTTAACATATGCTTTAGCATATAGTATTGCTTGCAAAAGACCGCAATCAAATGAAAGAGTACCTATGTTAAGAATGAGATATGATGAGCTATGGAACGAAGTAGCAGATTCACAAAGAGAAAGGTCTAATTTAAAATTAGCACCTAACTTAAGGATTTATTAATGGCATATGCAAGAGGATCAAAAGCTTTAGGCGAATGCGATAGATGCGGATTTAGTTATTTATTAAACGAACTAAAGTATGAAGTAGAAAACGAAACTAAAAATGGTTTGCGTGTATGTTCTTCTTGTTTAGACCCAGATCATCCACAATATCAATTAGGTAGAGATGTTGTAGCTGATCCACAAGCATTGTTTGATCCAAGACCAGATAGAGGAGACTTTAGAAGTCTATATACTGTAGCAGTATTTACCCAACCAATAAAAAGCAATGTAGGGAGTGTAACAGTAGTAACATGAGTTTTACATATACAAGTTTAAAACAAGCTATTCAAGACTATACAAATAATACTGAAACATTATTTGTTAATAATCTTGATCGTTTTATACAGCAATCAGAAGAAAGAATATTTAAGAATGTAAACTTGCCTGCATTTAAAAAAAATGTAACAGGTACATCTACATCAGGGAATGAATTTCTTTCTACACCATCAGACTTTATGGCTCCATTTTCTTTAGCCGTAGATAATTCTGGTTTAGAACATTTGATGTTTAGAGATTTACCTTTTATTAGAGAATCTTATCCTGATGCTAACGTAACAGGAGTGCCAAAGTATTATTCATTATTTGATGAAGATTCAATGATTATGGCACCAACACCTAATAATAATTTTAGATTTGAGCTTAGTTATTTTTATAGACCAGATTCTATTACTGTTTCATCAGATGGAACATCATGGTTAGGAACAAACGCACCTAATGCATTGTTGTATGGAGCTCTAGTAGAAGCTTATACATTTATGAAAGGTTCTCCAGATATAATGCAAAACTACCAACAAAGATTTGAAGCTGCAATAGATAGGCTTAAAAATGTTGGAGAAGGTAAAGATACTAAAGATAACTTTAGATCAGGACCAGTAAGAAGGAGACCTAATTAATGTTACAAACACAAACAGAAGTAATGGATGTAAAAGTACATACCACAAATAATAAAGGACATGATCCTCAATTTTGGGTAGACAGAGTTATGGAAAGATTACTTTCTGTTAGCGAAAATGCCGATCCTATTGTAAAAGAGCAAGCAAAAGCTTTCAAAGATAGCATACAAGCATTATTATTATTTTATATAAACCAAGCAATTAAAAGCGATAGGTCTACTGTTGCAGGATTGTTAGATAAACAAGGTCATAAAGATATGGCTAATATTATTAGGAGACTTTAAATGGCTATAGCACAAGCAATGTGTAATTCTTTTAAGAGTGAAATCTTAACAGCTACACACAATTTTTCAGCAGGTACGCATAATTTTAAGTTAGCATTGTATACAAGCTCTGCTACTTTAGGTGCTGCTACAACTGTATACTCTGTTACTAATGAAGTATCAGGAGCAGGATATTCAGCAGGTGGTGGTGCATTAACAAGCGTTACACCTGTATTAGATGGCTCTACTGCTGTCTGTGATTTTAACGACTTAACTTTTGGAAGTTCTAGTATCACAGCTAATGGAGCATTAATATATAACACAAGTGCAGCTAACAAGGCAGTTTGTGTTCTTGCTTTTGGTACAGATAAAAGCAGTTCTTCAGGAGACTTTACTATTCAGTTTCCTCCAGCAGATGCTGCCAATGCGATTATAAGGATTGCATAGTGGCAGATGTAACTGTAATAGCTGGTGGTAATGGAGCTTCCAGTCAATTAGGGATTGTCTCTAAATTACCAATAGAAATAAATTTAGCTGGTGCATCTGCATTAGTAAATTTTACAACTGCTAATGTAATAGCAGGAACAGGAATTACAGTTATACCAACAGGCGTTAGCGGCACAGGAAATGTAACTACGCCTTTAATATGGCAAACAATAAACGATACACAAAATCCTAACTGGACAATAATACCGAACTAATATGGCAACTTTTGTAAATAATTTAAGATTAAAAGAAATAAATACTGGTGACGAGTCAGGTACCTGGGGTGCTTCGACTAACACTAACCTTGAGCTAATTGGTTCAGCTCTTGGTTTTGGTACTAAAAACATGGCAGCAGATGCTAATGTAACTCTTACTATGCCTGACTTTTCAGCTGATGGCGTTAGGTCAATGCATCTTAAAATTACATCAGGAGTAGCTTTAACTGCTACAAGAGAAGTAACACTAGGACCAAATACAGTTTCAAAGTTTTGGATCATAGAAAATGCTACAACAGGCGGACAATCCTTAACACTTAAACAAGGAAGCGGAAGTACAGTCAGCGTACCTAATGGTGGTAGCGTTGCAATATATACAGAAGGAACAGGTGCTGGAGCTGGTGTCAAAGATTCACTAGCTAATATAAATATTACAGGCACAGGCGTATTCACAAACTTAACAGCTGGTTCTGCTGATATTAATGGTGGAACAATAGATGGTGCAGCATTAGGTTCAGCTTCTCCAATAACAGCTCTTACAGTAAATGGCAATGTATCTATAGATGGAGGCACACTTAAGTTAGATTCAAATTCTCCAGTAGGAACAAGTAATGTTTTCTTGGGTAATGATGCTGGTGCTTCCGCAACTGGTTCAAATCTTTTTAATGTTGCTATAGGAGATTCTGCATTTAAATCAGCAACATCAGGTACAGGCTCTGTAGCAATAGGATTTGGTTCATTGCAAAATGCTACATCTCTTGGTAATACAGCAATAGGAGCAAGTGCAGCAGAACAAAATACTACTGGTCAAGGACTTGTTGCAGTAGGTTTACAGGCATTAAAAGAAAATACTACTGGTACTTTTCTTACTGCTATTGGTTTTCATGCTTTACAAGAAAATACTTTAGGTAATTACAATGTAGCTATGGGCTATCAAGCATTAGAAGGTAATACGACAGGAAGCAGAAATTTAGCTATAGGAACATTTGCTTACGATAGTTCACAAACAGCATCCGATAATATTGCTATGGGTTATAAAGCTTTACCAGAAGTATTAACTGGTAGAACTGATGTAGACTTTGGTGATTATGAAGAAACACTATCAGCTTCAAATGGTTCATCTACTATTACTGTTACTCTTGGAGTTACAGGTTTAACCAATGAGATGATAAATTTAAAAGTTGGAGATGGCTTTAAAATTATTGGTAACTTTCAAGGCAATATTGGTAAACCTACTCTTGGTGGAAACATAAATGCTGAAGTTTTGTGTGGCTCAAACACAACATTTAGTAATAAAGTTTATACTATAACTTCTACAACTGGTGATACAGGAAATCAATTTACATTTACCGCAACAGATAATGCTGGTAATCCAGTATTAGCAAATGCTTCTGATACTGGCGATGGTACAGATGGTGGTAGTTTTAACCTACAATCAAGACAATATGCTA